TCTGGCAACCGTGCTGCTCTCGATGTCGGCCGCCGTCAGGCTTAAGCAATCGGCGGAGCCGTCCGGGCCGGTGCAATCGTGAGAATCACAAAAGTAGCGGAGCATGGAACGCCGCCCCCAAGGGCGAGCCGCGTAGCTGCCCTCACCCGCGTTCACGATGCTCACGCAACCTCGCCCTGGACAAGGAGAGGTGTGGGACGGGTGGTCGGACTCAACCTCGGAGCAACAAGGAGAGCTATCCGGACGCGAACCTCATACTGCGATGCCGGCTGCGGACAAGCCATGCGGATAGTCACGAAAGAAGCGGGTCTGGCAACCGTGCTGCTCTCGATGTCGGCCGCCGTCAGGCTTAAGCAATCGGCGCAGCCGTCCGGGCCGGTGCAATCGTGAGAATCACAAAAGTAGCGGAGCATGGAACGCCGCCGCCAAAGGCGAGCCGCGTAGCTGCCCTCACCCGCGTTCACGATGCTCACGCAACCTCTCCCTGGACAAGGAGAGGTGTCGGACGAGTGGTCGGACTCAACCTCGGAGCAATAAGTAGAGGTGTCCGGAGGGGAACCTCATACTGCGATGCCGGCTGCGGACAAGCCATGCGGATAGTCACATCAGGGAAGCATTACTCACTAAACGCGCTGCGCCCATTTCATCTTCGATTTCGGCGCGGTCGGATTCGTCCTGCGCAGATCTCACTTGTAGCAATTGAGCGCACAGAAATTCAAAAGTCGGAACATCCGCACGATGGGCGGCCCGGCGCGATCGGCCCCGCGCAAATGTCACTAAAGGCGAAAAATGTTGGGCTGAACTCGGGCAGCAGTCGCGACCATCGCGGGCGAGGTGGGCTTATGACGTGGGTCGTAGTCGCGATTATGGCGGAGGAGGTGGGCCTATGACTCGGGAAGCAACCGCAACCATAGCAAAGGACGTTGCCTTATGAACTGGGAAACAGATGCGACAATAGCAGAGGGCGATAGCCCATGACTTGGGAAGCAGTAGCTACTTTCGCCCTTTCGTTTGTCACTCTAGTCGGACTCAACCTGGGAGCAATTCGGTGGCTGTTGACGCGCAACGAAAAAGAGCTCGGTACGCGGATCGACGATATCAAGCGGCAGGGCAGCGACTTTTCACATCTGCTGGAACGCGAGCTGCTGCAATTAAAGGCAACGCTGCCGGTGGAATACGTGCGGCGCGAAGACTGGATTCGTTTCAGCAATACGCTCGAAGCGAAAATCGATGCAATGCGGGCGGAAGTTCGCGCGGAAATTGCGGACCTCCGCGCGCGGATGTATCAGCGAGGCGGCCGGCTAACACCGGCCGCGGACATTACGCCATGAGCGGCGACACAATGGACCTTGAACAAAAACAGCGTGAAGAGGCGCGGTGGCGGATTCTCCGGGTGCTGGACGCGGGGCGTCCGATCGCGGTGTCGGAAAATATCATCTGGCGCGTACTGCATGACATCCGGTTGCCGATGTCGATGAGCAGCGTGCGCCGCGAAATCGATTATCTGAGAAACCTCGGTCTGGCCGAAATCGACGGCGAAGAGAGCGAGACCTGGTTCGCCAAACTCACGGCGGACGGAGTGGACGTCGTCGAATATACAAAAAGCGCGCCGGCGGGCGTGGCGCGTCCACGAAAATACTGGTGAGCAGCGTGGCGACAGAGAAAAACGATCAACTGCCGGCCCGGCTGCGGACGGACAATCTCAAACGCCTGCCGCCGGCGGTGCGGGCGGAGCTCGACCTGCGCATCGCCCAGCATAATTTCAGCGGCTTTCGCGATCTCAAGAGCTGGCTGCGGCAGCGCGGCTATCTGATCACCACCGACAAGGTCGAGCGCTACACCAACAAGCTCGAAGCACGGCTGGCGGCGGTGCGGATGGCCTCGGAGCAAGCCAAGGCGATCGTCGAGGCCTTCGGCGACGACGACATGGAGATGAACCGGGCGCTACTGCAACTGGTGCAACAGCATCTATTCACGGTGCTGGTGGAACTGAAGGGCGTGGAGTTGAGCCGGGCGAATCTGCCGGCGCTGGCGCGCAGTGTCGCGGGGCTGGCGCGAGTTTCGATCGAACAGCGGAAATATCTCGAGGAAATGCGCGCCGGTCTCGCGGTAAAGATCGCCGCAGCGGCCGCGACTGTGGAAACGGCGACTACGCGCGGCCTGACGGAGGACGCCGCGCTGCAAATCAAGCGCGTGCTGATGGAGATAACTGAGTAATCGTTGAAGTGGAGGAACTGAGTAATGAACGAGCAGCCGAATGACCAACCGCGCGAACACAACGACGTCCTATTGCCGTATTAGATCCGCTGGCTCGCCGACGAGTCGCCGATCAAGGTGGCGGAGAAATCGCGGCGCATCGGCCTGACCTGGACCGAAGCGGCAGCGAGCACGCTGGCGGCCGCGGCCAGCAAGGGCATGGACACCTGGTACCTCGGCTACAATCGCGACATGGCGCTCGAGTTTGTCGAGACCGCCGCGGCATGGTCGCGCCAATTCAACAAGGCGGCGAAGGAGATCGAGGAGATCGCGATCGACGATGAAAGGCGCGACCTGCTCGCCTACCGCATTCGCTTCAGCTCCGGTCACAAGATCGTCGCACTGTCGTCGCGACCGTCAAATCTGCGCGGCAAGCAGGGCCGCGCGGTAATCGACGAAGCCGCTTTCCACGACGACCTCAAGGGGCTGCTCAAGGCGGCGCTGGCCTTTACGATGTGGGGCGGATGTGTCCGCGTGATGTCCACCCATAACGGTGCGAATAACGCGTTCAATGAACTCGTCAGTGAGATTCGCGCGGGCCGCAAACCCTACTCACTCCATCGCATGACCTTTGACGACGCGCTCGGCGACGGCCTGTATCATCGGATTTGCAGCAAGCTCGGGCGCAAATGGTCGAGCGCGGGCGAGGCGCAATGGCGCGCGCAAATCTTCGACGAATATGGCGAGGATGCAGACGAGGAATTGTTGTGCGTGCCGCGCGCGAGCGGCGGCGCCTACCTGTCGTCGGTGCTGGTCGAAGGACGCATGCGCGATGGCGTCCCGGTGATTCGCTGGGAGTTGCCGGAGCATTTCGCGAGCCGGCCGGAAAGCGAACGGACGCGCGCGGCGAAGGAGTTTTGCGAGGAGCAGATCGGACCGCATCTGGGCGCCCTCGACGACGCGACGATGTCTTTTTTTGGCGAGGATTTCGGCCGTTCAGGCGACCTCACAGTGATCTGGCCGCTGCTGATCAAAGGCAACACGATGCGCCGCACGCCCTTCGTGGTCGAATTGCGCAATGTGCCGTTTCGCCAACAGGAAGAGGTGCTGTTTTACGTTGCCGACCGGCTGCCGCGCTTCGTCGCGGGCGCGATGGATGCGCGCGGCAATGGGCAATACCTGGCAGAGACCGCGATGCAACGCTACGGCGCGCGCATCCGGCAGGTGATGTTGAGCGTCGAATGGTACCGCGACCATATGCCGCGCTATAAGGCAGCGTTCGAAGACGGCATGATCGAACTGCCGCGTGACGCCGAGATCCTCGCCGATCATCGCGCGCTGGTGATGGAACACGGCGTGGCGCGGCTACCCGACCAGCGCAGCACGGCGGCCGGCGGCAAACGGCGGCATGGCGACGCGGCCATCGCGGGCGCGCTCGCGTACTTCGCCAGCCAGGTCGAGGCGCGCGAATTCAACTACCAGGCGGCATCCGCGGGCCGCCACTTCGAGACGTTGCGCACGGACGTGATGAGTTCACGCGCCGAGCCCGACCAGGAAGTATCGGCGACTCAGCGCAAACGCTTCGGCATAACCGCCGGCGCGTGGTGAATCAATCCCTCCGACCTGAGTATTGCACTAGCTACAGGCTTCCGACCGACTGACTAATGCGGAGTATATAATGACGCTCTACGATGCATACGGCCGAGCTGTCGATACGGCGCAACTTCGCGAAGAACAAGCTGCGCCCACCATGACCGGCGTGCGCAATATCTACTCCGTAATGCATCCCTCTGTGGGACTTACTCCGGAGAAGCTCGGCGCGGTACTGCGTCAGGCCGAGTTCGGCGATCCGTTTCTGTATCTCGAGCTGGCGGAAGAGATGGAAGAAAAGGATTTGCATTACCTGGCGGTACTGAGCACGCGCAAGGAGACGGTGGCCGGCTTGCAACTCGCAGTGCGTCCCGCATCGGGCGCAGCGGCGGACGTCCGCAACGCCGACATGGTGCGGGACCTGTTGCTCGGAGGCACGTTGAACCTCCCGAGCGTCCTCTTCGATATTCTGGACGCGCTCGGCAAGGGTTTCTCAGCGACTGAGATTATCTGGGATACCTCGGGACGCGAATGGAGTCCCGCGCGGCTGATATGGCGCGACCCGCGCTGGTTTACTTTCGACTGGATCAGCGG